CATAGTATTTAAGATTTTCAGAAATTCTTCTGTTCCGTTTGCATCCAACGAACTATCAAACACCTCATCTAAAACAAGAAGGTTGGTGTTTGTAGAGTTTTTCATCTTTGCAATAATACGCCATGTGAATAGCAAAGATAAGTCAATACGCAACTTCTCACCTTCAGAGAATGATGCATATGAAAAATCATCTCTATGTCGAGATTTAATTGTTTCTTTAAATGAACCATCTAAATTGAACTGAACAAAGAAGTCAAGTGCTTGTAGAAAATGGTTTACATAATGATTAATTACTGGTAGATACTGATTGATAATCTTAGTTTTGATACCAGTATCTTTGAGAAGATTTGCAGATATCTCTGAATAGTAACGCTGGTCATTCAACTCGTTTTTCAAGTCTGATACCTTTCGTTCTTCATCACGCATATCTACAAGTTTTTGGGTATGTTCATCCGCATCTTCTAATGTCGCACTAGCAGTTTCTATTTCTGCATTCCATTCATCAATACTTCTGTTTGCAGTTTGAATGCGAATATTTCTTTCGTTAATTTCATCTTGCAGATTTTGTATTTTTGAATGAACTTCTGTAATTTCAGACATACGTTTGCGAACTGTTTCAAGTTCTGATTTCAACTGAACTTGTGCAGTGTCTAGTTCAACTAGTTTATCCCTACGCTCTTGTATAACACTATCTTTAAACTCTTCAGCAATAGTTTGCTTACAAGTATTACACTCATCATTATCTTTGTAGAATGCGATATCATTTGCTACTTTAGTTGCATTGCGCTTCATTTGGTCTTGAATAGAGGTAAACTTTTGATAGCGTTTATCAGTTCTGCTTTCATCTTCAATAGTTCCTCGTAAGTCTCGTATCCCGTCCATTCGCTCTGTGATTTCTTCTTGCCATTGTGAAATTGAGTCCTTCGCCTTGACAATTCTTGCATTGATTTCCTGTGTCGATTTCTTACGTTGCTCATCTAGTCGCTCCAAGTAGTCTTGTTGCAGGTCGATTTTCTGTCTAACAACAGACAGTGTGCTTTCTGCATCTTTATACTCTTGCCCAACTTGCAACAACTCACCTCGTAGAATATCATTCATTCTTGTGAATATTTGAATGTCAAGTAAATCTTCAATAATCTCTCTACGCTGTGGTGCAGGTAATTGCATGAAAGGAATAAAAGATGATGAACCAAGTACCACAATCTGCGTGAAAGATTTGTAGTTCAATTTCAAGATTTGCTTTTCTAAGAACTCTTGATAATCTTTTGTTGCGGCGTCTTGGTTCACCAATATGTTGTTCTGATAAATCTCAAAGATTGCAGGTTTCAATCCTCTTCGTACTTTATATTGTGATGCACCAATAGAAAATTCAACTTCAACTAATGCATCTTTTAGATTGATAGAGTTTACTAACTGTCCAATCTTAATCTTACGAAAAGGTTTACCAAACAATGCAAAACATAGAGCATCTATGAATGTAGATTTACCAGAACCATTCGAACCAACAACAAGTGTCGTTGGTGATTTGCAAATATCTATTTCAGTAAACGCATTACCTGTAGAAAGGAAATTACGCCATCTTACATATTCAAACTTAATCATACTACGTTATTACTCGCTTCAACATATAAACGCTTCATATCTGTCTTAATACGCTCTTTGTTTGCAGATGTATCTACTTCATCAACATATGTGTTTAGTAGTGATAATGTATCATCTAACTGTAAGTTCTTATCATCGACAAATGTAGCATCAAAATCAGAAAAATCTTCTACTATTGTCAACTCATGAACCCCTACATTATACAACATATCAATCACTTTGTCAAACTGTTTTGCATTGATTTTGTTGATTACTACCACCTTTACAAAATGGTCTTTATATTCACTCGCATCAAAGTTTTCATATGACTTATCTCTATCATTATATTCTAACTTCTTAAAGATGCTGTATGGATTTTCAATGAACTCTAACTCTCTAGTCTCTGTATCAAAGATATGAAACCCACGCTTGTCACCATAGTCAGACCAAGTCATCTGATATGGATTACCGAGATATGTGATGTTACCTTGCGTTGACTTATGATGGAAGTGACCTGAGCATACAAGTTCAAATCTATCAAATATCTTTCTATCAAGTCCGTGGTCAAAGTTCGTGAATCCTTTATACATCGTGAACCCTCGTACTTCTAAATGACCTAACACAATCTCCGCATCGGTTTCAGAAATGACTTTCATTGTGTGGTCATAATTATCTGCACAAATCCAAGGAACGAATAAGAACTTTACATCATCTATAATTATATGCGCTGGTTCTGCGTGAATCCAAGGTTCGTTTTGACCATCAAACCCAGTGAATAAAGTTTCCATGCTATTTACTTCATTCGTGTTTTTGAAGTATGTGTCATGGTTACCAATAATCACATGTGTATCTACACCCATGCGACCTAGACGCCAGATGAAATCATGACGAAATTTCTGTAGTGTTTTGAAGTTTATGAACTTTCTTCTATCAGTAATATCACCTAAATGAATGCAATGTTTAATGTTATGCTCTTCTAGGTAAGGAAAGAATGTATTATCATAAAATTTAAAGAAGTAATCATTAAATACTTCACTGTCATTTCTGGCACCAAAATGTGTGTCAGTTATTAATGCTATTTTCATATTCATTGTTCCATTTTGTAATCAAATCTTTATGCTTATAGGTAGAGTTGTCTGTAAATTTATGTTTTCTAGGTAATCTACCATTAGCATATATGAAGTCTTCTACATTTTTAGTAGGTAATAGTCCTAGTGCATAAAATATTTGATTGAAGTTATCACTACCAAAAATACGCCAACCCCATCCAGTCTGTTCTCCTAAGTCTTCACATACTAACACACGGTCTCTATTAATGTCAATAAGTTTTTGTAAATTTTTCGGTAAAACTGAATCCTTCACATCTTGCCAGAAAGAACTTGTCACTTCGCAGTTCACATAATGTAAACGAATAAACATGAACATTTGCTCAAACATCTGTTGAATTTTATCGTTGTATCCTTGCTGTGCTTCTGGTGTAGTTGAGTTTACATACTTCACTAATAGTTTTGCTTGCTGTAGTCCAACACCAATAGCAGTTGCTTCTAAGGGTTCAAAAAAGTGTGATGACAAACCAATCAATACAACATTCTTATGAAAAGTCTTATTGTAGTGACCTGCTTCAAACTTAAATGTTCTGCCTACATTTGGTTTAAAACCTAGTTTATCAGTAACTTCTTTTACAGCATCTTCGTATGATATATGCTTCGAACTATATGCATATCCATTTCCCATTCTTTCAGATGTTGGGATGCGCCACATCCATCCAGCAGACATTTTATGTGCAGTAGTGAATAGAGAATAATTATCTTCGTTATCATGAGGACACTGAAAAGCAAATGCACTATCAACAAACATGTCATCTTGCTTTGAGATAAACTTAAACTCTGGTATTTCTTTTGCAATAAGTCTCTTAAAACCAGAAGCATCTACAAACATATCTGCTTTGTATTCAGCAGTCTCACTCTCTAGACTTGCCACATGACCATCATCATGATTGACTTGATTGATAATATCATCATAGATAGGTACGCCTATCAGTTTACATTTTTTGGTTAACCAAGCATTTAGTTTTTGAGTATCAAAATGAAACTGATTAGGTAAACTGTCTTTTTCATCTACACAATAGTTGAGAAGATTTGGTGGCATTAGTTCTAAATTCGTAGAACCATATGCCATACCACTCATATAATCAAAGTCTATGCCATCTTCATTAGTATCTGTAACTAGTGAATGTACATAATCTTCACCTTCTTTTAACCAATCTTTAAAATAGACCCCAAACTTAAAAGTTGCGCCGCATTCTTGAACTATCTCTTTATGGTCTACATTCATCAAATTCATGAACTGCATTACATGTTCTGTGCTACTTTCACCCACACCAACAATGCCAAGTTCAGATGAACCAACAACATAAACATTTAATCCTGGTAAGGATTTTTTTAAATATAATGCGGCGAAAAGACCGGCATTACCTGCACCAAGTATACAGATAGTTTTTCTATGTAACATATTAATTTACTCCATAAACTCATCCAACGCACCTTTGCGTTCTTTTTTCTCTTTCTGAATTTCTTTCATCTCTTCAACTTGCTTATCATCATACATGTTATCTTGAAGAAACTCTAGATACTGATTTGTGTATTGACCGTCATCATGGTCATCAGTAAATAGACTATCATCAACAACCATATTCTGAATTAACTTTTGCTTCAGTTCTGTTTGTTTCTTTTCTTTTTGAATTCTACGCAAAAATGCATAGTAAATAATTTGTGTAAAATATGCAAAAGGATTCTTTGACTTCTCAGGATTAAAATTATGCAAATACATTAAGCAGTTTTCAATACCATCAGATATCATATCATGCTTATATGTATAATTAATAAAGTTTGGGCGGTATGATAAATGTTGTGCTATCTTGAGAAAACACTCACCAAGGTATCTTGTTACTGGTGGTGTTTCTTTACCTGCTGACTTTGCTTCATCAACTTTCACTCTGTATTCAATCAATGCTTCTAAGAACTCTTTGTTATTAACGTAGTGTTCTCGTTTTTTCTTTTCTGCCATAATATCTCCATATTAACTGTTGACAACACCTACTTAGGTGTATATAATAGGGGTGTTCCCTTTTCAGAAACAATGTTAGTGTTTCGTTATCTTATCCTTGTTGTACATATATTCCAGTATGTCTTCATCTTCACCTGTTATTCCTAGTTTCTCATTCATTTTATCCAATGCTTCTTTTAGTTGCGTTACATTTTCGATAGGTTCATCATCAAAGGAATCGATGGGATTAGTCTTACACTTCTCAACAATTCTATGATAGTATCTTATAACATCTTCTCTAGGGGTTGTCAAGGTTAAAATTGCATTCTTTGCAATGTAAAAAACTTGGTCATTTGAAAACGATTCCCAAGGTCCGAAAGTTGCATTCTCATATGCACCATCACCATCTTCATGCTGTTGCATCCACTTATGAATTCTCATAGGTTCTGTTAAAGTGGCATACTCTTCATTCTCATCTACTTTAATTCTAGTAATCAAACTATCGCCGGTGGTCAGTTTGACTAATTTTATAGGGTCTGTCATATGCTTACCTTTATAGTTTTATATTTAAATTTTTCTTCATTGTAAGTTTTAATTCTTTCGACAGCATGTTCTAGTGTGTAGTTGCGATGTTGTTTCCAACTCATATCATCTGATATATCAAACAACTGCGCTTCTTCTTTATTGTCGCCTAGTCTAAGACCACGACCAATAGATTGAAGATTTCTGATTTTGGACTTACTAGGACTTGCAAAAATGATATTGTGAAGATTACGAATATTAATGCCAGTAGAAAAAGTACCGTAACTAGCAACAATAATCGCATCTTTTTCTTTCTCGGTAATAGCACGAATTTCCTCTCTTTCATTTGCACCGACACCGCCAAACACAAAGAATACTTTTCTATCTTTTGCTTTCTCTTTTATAATATCATATAATATTTTACCATGCTTCTCGACATATTGAAATAGTAATAGTGTGTTACCAGTCTGGTCAAGTGCTAAATTTCTAATGAAATTGTTTCTGGGTGTGTGAGACACTAAGAAATCCATCTCTTCTTGATATGTATATTTTTTGTTTTCTTGTCTTATCTCATCAGAGTAATTCAGCATGATACATGATATTTTTAATTTAGCAAGTTGACCATCTTTCATCAACTGCTTAGATGTTGTAAATCTACGAACAGGTCCGAACAATCCTTCTAGCATAAGTTTGTGAGTTTTTGTATCGTCTAATGTACCTGTCGTACCAAAACGCATAACTGCATTCTCTGTCTTTTCCATCAATGTTTTAAGTGATGTTGCTTTGAACAGATGTGCTTCATCACCAATCACCATCTTATAATCGGCAAACCATTTCTTAGGTAGTTTATATACAGACTGCCAAGTCGTAATTACAATACGTTTGTCTGTATCTTTTTCGTGACCTGAATAAATCTTGTGACAATTCTCTTCAACATTGTATCCATAATCTTTAAAGTCTTTATACATTTGTTCAACAAGTGATGTTGTAGGTACAATAATAAGAACTCTACCTGAAGTACCTAATTGTGTTAGACCATAGATAATGAGAGATTTACCTGAACCTGTTGGTGAAAGCATCACAAGTCTTTTATCATTTAGTCCATCTCGTATTGCATCTACTTGATAGTTGCGAGGTGTAAATGGTAAGTTTAAATCTAGCAATGCTTTAACTACTTCTTCAGTAGAAAATTTTTGTTTAGGTATAACACTATCTTGTCCAACTAGATGATAACCTCTAGTCTTACAGAATTCTTCTAAGTGTTCCATTAAACCTATGTAGAGTTGACTAGTCCACATATTGAACAGACGTATTTTACCATCCCACATTTTATTACGAAATGTAGGCATGAACTCTGCTCCAGGCACTTTGAATGTGAAATACTCTGACAATTCATATTTAATGCCAGCATCATCACAGTCAATTGACATGAAGACTTCGTTAATTTTTGATACGATTATAGAATTCATCTGTTACATCAACAAAACTTTGATATGTAGCACCACAGTTAATGCATACATAATCCGGTGTCAATACTCCTTCTTCACTCTCAAAATAGTATTCACCACATACAGAACATTGAAATACTCTATGTGTCATTACATTACTCCATTCGTAAATTTATGCCATTCAATAGCATTCTTGATATCCCATCCTCTAGAATTAATTGAACGCAATACTCTTTCTACAAAATCTACAACTGTTTCCCAATATGCAATTTTGTCTTTCTTTTTTATTAAATCAAAGTCACCATCTAAATGTTCATCCATCTCATTCTTTAGAGGTTTAGAACCTAGATATTGTTCCCAACCCAAATCATCAAGTTCTCGTTGAGACATTTCTCCTCGAAAGTATCTCCACTTATATCTACGCAACTTGTAATAATCACTACGTTCTTTTTGCAGATTAAGTTTTGCTGTTGATAGAATGACAACATACTTTGCATGAAGATTAGGTGTCTGTAGACTTTCTTTTTCTAGATTAATATCATCAATCTTACAGTCTTGTTGCCACATTGTTTGAAGTTTATCTAAATCTACCATATATTCCTCATTTCAAATAGTACTCATCATAACACAGATATAGCGTAATGTCAAGTTATAATTTCACAATATCGTAGTAAGAGAAGGTAAAAGATGCTGATGCTGTTAAGTATGGCATAGAAGTGTCGGTAATGTCAAACTGAATTGCTTCTAATGATGTAGGAAATAAATCTTTGAAGCGTACTTCTACGTTAGCATTGTTGTTACTGTCTGTAATAGTCAATGTAGCATCAGTCATGGTTGGTGCGATAGGTTTAAGAGTTGAATTTCTTGCTGTAGGAAATTCTGCCTGTCTATTAATATAGCGATTGTAGTCTTCTGTGTCAATATCTGCAGTTACTTGTACCATCCAATCTTTTAATGCTATGAAGTTAGTACAGTTTTCATCTACAAGAAAAGTAACTAGTAAATCGCCAAAGTTGATGGTATCACCAGGAACAGGTGTATCTTTCATTCGTGTCATCTGCATTGATGACCCCATAGAGATATTAGGTAAATTTGCTGTTTGACATGTAAAGGATACACCCTCAAGTCTTTGCATTGTAAACACAAACTGAGCAGGTGTAAGAAAGTTTAAATTGGTAGCGGCAATGCTATCAGTCCAATTTGTATATGTAATATTTTCATCGTATGCCATAGTAGATTCCTTTATCTATACTACTATTTATCCATTAAAAAAGGGGAGCATTTCTGCTCCCCCTTCTAAGGTTTATCTCCCTTAATGCAATCTTACATCAGGTTAGTAACAGTTACCAATCTGTAGTATGAGTTGCTATCTGCTGAGATAGAAGTGAATGGGTTAGATACTAGACCATAACGGGTCTTGAAACCAATCTTAGGTTGGAAAGTATTCTCGCCCACTGCACGAACCATCTGCAGAGGTACATAAGGACAGTAGAACAGACCAGCGTCATAAGCGTTTGAACCCTTATAACCAACACAGTAGAACTGGTTGCTATCTGAACTGTTTGCTGAGTACGGATCGATGTACACTTTAATCTTACCGTTGATGGTACCAGCGAATGTGTTGCCAGTATCGTCTACATTCAGATTAGTCTGAAGTGCAGGTGCGTAATCAAGAACGCCTGCCATTGAGAGAGCAGATGCAACATCACTTGAAGTGATGATGAAGTTACCCTTACCACGGCGAGTGTCTTGTGCGATTGTGTTAGCATCACGCTCAATCTGGAACAGAAGTCCCTTGAAACGCTCAACTGACCAACGACCGTTACTATCAACGTCAAGGTCGAAAGTACCAGCACTTGCTACTGCGCCAGACTGTGCGCCTGCTTTAGCAGAAGTGTAGATAGTACGAACAACTTCGCGGTTGATTTCAGCAAGAATTTCTGCTGAAAGGATGTTAGCGAGTTCAGTTTCAGCATCAAGACCATGAACTGCTTTCAAGTCTTGTGCAAGTTCAAGAGTGTATTCTGCTTTCAACGCTCTTGTCTTTGCTGTTACTGAAGTCTTTTCGATGGTGAATGCCATCTCGTTGAACTGACCAGAGTTACCCATTGAGACTGCACCATCTCCAAGTGCTTCACCAGTACCTGTACCAGCGCCTGTACCAGTTGTGAATGGTGATTCCACTGGGTTACCACCAGCATGTGCAGGTGTGACACCAGAGAAGTCTGTGTCTGCTTCGTTGAACAATGCTTCTGTACCACCCTGTGAAGAGTAGTTAGACTTCATTGCAAAAATCAGACCAGTTGGACCAGTCATTGGTTGCACACCACAGATGTCGTATGCGATAAGATTTGGCATTGCACGGCGTACAAGCGAAATCAGGATTGGGTCAAACTTTGCGATACCGCCAGTGTCTGGCATAGTATCAGCATGGTTTGTTGGGATTGCTTCGTGAAGCATTCCGCGCTCTTCTTTCATTGCTTTTTCTTGGTTTTCCAAGATAACAGTTGTGACTGCCTTCTTGTACGAATCCTGAATTTGTGGCATATCAGGATGGTCAAGAACAGGACCCCACTTCTGCTGAAGGTTTTCTGTTAAAAACATTTTATTATCTCCTCGTTGTTTAACGTATGTTAAATATTACAATATTATTTATAATATTTATTTGCCCACTGTTCTGGAGATTGCAGAAACGTAGTCTTTCATCTCACTGGTTAAGTTGACTGCTTCTGTAAGTTCATCTACAGCAACCTCATCCTCTTCGATTGTTTTGGCAATCTTTGGAAAGTAACTCTCCTTGAGTGTTTCCAATTCTTTTGCAAATGATTCCTCATCTGAGAACTCAAGACCTTCTACAAGACCAGAGAACTTCTCTTTTTGAGTATCAGTCAAATCTTTTGCAGATTCCTCGATAGCAACTTGCTTCTTTGCTTCGTTTACCATCTTAGATGTTTCAGCATTTGCTTCGATTTGCTCATTGAGTTTTTGCTCAAGTTCTGCAATCTTATCTTGCTGTTCTGCTACCACATCATACTTGTCTTCTGGAACATCAATGTAATGCTCTTCGAAAACTTTCTTCAGTGATACGATAAAGTCTTCTGTGATTTCAGACTTGAGACCACGCTCAACAGCGAGTTCATTGTCTTTAGACCACTGCTCGACAACATATGAAAGATATGTGTCAACCTTATCTGTCAAATCTTCTGCAATCTTTGCAGTCTCTTCATCGATTTGTGTTTCGTAATGCTCTTCAAGTTCGACAATCTTATCAGCAACTTTAGAGTTTACTGCCGCTTCGAATACAGTCTTTGCTCTTGCTTTGAATTCAGCATCGAACTCACCGCCTTCAGTCAATGCATTTACGTCATCTGACATATCTACATCTTCTTTCTTCGCGGCGTATGATGACTTCATGTAACCATAAGATGCTTTCATATGCTTCATTTCTTTCATCTTATCGACTTGAGCATGAAGTTTTTTCTTCATCTCTTCCATTTCTTTGTCATCATCTTCATCGTCATCGTCATCGTCATCGTCATCGGACTCGTCTTCGTCATCTTCCTCATCCATATCCTTTTCGCCATTTTTCTTTTTGGCGTCCATTGCTTTTTTGAGGGCAGGTGGCATTTCGCCTTCCGCGACTTCTTCTTCAGAGACTACTTCTAAATCTTCGTCTTCTTCATCTTCTTCTTTAACAGGTGTAGCACCTGGTTTGATTGACTGCTCACCCTTGTTTGCTTCACCACCTGGAACTGCCGCTTTCTTGACTTTCTTAGTCACTTCAGCAGGACCATTCTTATCGTCTGGTGATACAACAGCGGCACCGGTATCATCTACCTTACCGTCTGCATCTGCATCTAACTTAGGCATAGGGTCTGCTTTACCGCCACCCTTTCCAGGAGCAGTTGCTTCGTGCATTGATGCTTCAAGCAATTCTTTAATTTTATCTTCTACAGACATGTTGGACACTCCTTATTTGTTTGTCTAATATTTATATGTTTTACAGTTTTGACAAGAAATTATTAAATGCATTTAACTTTGCTTCTTGTAAAGAATTAAGTTTTGCTTTAGCAATGTCTTGCTTATATCTTTCGATATTCACTTCTTTGATGATGCCATTATCCCAAATCCATTCTGCGCCTTCCATGATGCCATTTACGAAAGCATCAGGAGCAGATGGGTCTGCAACAATGTCGGCGGCGGTTGCAAGATAAAAATCACCTTGCACTTCTTGGGCACCTGAACGACCCGCTTTAAGCGAACCCATTCCCCTAGAAGATACCCCCAATGTAGCGCCCTCATCCATCAAATTCTTAACAATCTTACCGTATGGAGTATCCATAATTTTTGCTTTGCCCATGACATTTGAACCATCCATTGACAATTCTGTAATCATGTGCGATACTCTTTCAAGATTGATTGTCGGACCATCAGGATGACCCAACTCACCAAACGCACGTTTGCGGTCGATATTTTCTTTTGTATATCTCTTAACTTCAGTTTCCATAACTGACTTCGGATATACTCGACCGTTTCTATTCTTGAGGTCGGATTGCATAAACACGCCCTCAATGAAATATTGTTTTGCGCCGCCCTTCTCTTCTACGAGAAAGTTAGCGTCTGAAATTTCTTCTCTAATCAGTTTCATGTTAGATACCTGCATAACCTGTTAATTTTTTAAGCACTAGAACTGCGGTGCCGCCTGTTGTGATAGTCACTTTAATATCTTCATCACTATCTGTAACTTCTAGTGCAGGTAAAATCCAATGACCTGATGTACCAGTTGCACCGCTATCAAATTTTACAGTTCCGGTTGTAGCACTCTCAATAACTACATCTCCTGACCAGTAGATTTCTTTAATACCAACTGTAGGTGATGAAGCAGTTTGGTTTGTCACAAGAAATGAAGCACCATCAATATCGATAGTAGTATTTCCCGCTCCTCCTGTCACACTGACTACATTAGTCGTTTTGGTGACCTTTAGAAATTGTTGACCTATTGCCATTGCTTATACCCTTTTTACTTACTTATATTTATAAAAGTTTAATCTTCGTTTTTTGCCATCTTAGTAATAGTAGCATAAAAAACTGCTTTACCCTTTTCTTCACCATATCTATCGGTGAAGTCTTTCATAGGCACTTCTTTTTCCAACTTCTTCATCTTATCTTTTTCTGCAGTTGTTAGTTCTCTTTCAGAAAAATCTTTTAAACTTAAATCTTCATTTTGTCTGCGTAGAACAGCGGCAACTTGCTTGTCTTTTGAAAGACCTCTTGCAATCTTTTCAATTGCTTTTACTGCACCTGTCATGTTACCACCTTTGTAACGCTTGTCAGATGCTACACCAATCGCCATCTTTCTTTGCTTCGGTGTAAATCTTTCATCAAGTTCTTCTTCTTCTTTGAGTTGTGACTTATCTACTTTGTCACCAATTGCTTGTGCAGTTTTTAATCTTGCCATTTTTAGTGGTGCAACATCTTTAAAACGCTTTTCAAGACTTCTGCGATCCAATCTCAAATCTCTCTCATCACTACCCATTGAATAGATTTTCATATCTGTTCCAACAAGAGCATATCTCATCTTTGGTGCTTCATCAAGTTCAACTTCTTCTGGGATAACTCTCATTGCACCAGAAATGTAAGCAGGATGATTTTTCAATGCTCTCTGTGCATCTTTCTCATCATTACTATCAACATATACTTTTACTTTTTTCTTTGCGCTATCAGCATCTACACGAAACTGAATACGACCCATCTTCTGAGCAATCTCTTTACCGATACCATCGCCCATCATTCTGTTGAAGATTTTTTGTTTCTTAGGGTCTTTGAAGTTACCATCTTTATCAAATAGTTTTGCAAGATGTGGGGGTAGACCTGCTTCGATAAGTTCTACACTTTCTTTCATCAACTCTTTAACTGATTTCAAATCAAGTTTAAGTGCTTTAGCAATTTGTTCTGCAGTCTTTCCAGAATCCATCATCATATGAAACTGCTTCATTTTACCTTCGTTGATATTATCATCAAAGTACTCATTGATTTTTAGTTGTTTAACTGCGTTATCGAAATCTCTTTTTGATTTAGCAAGTACTGTTTGTAATTGCATTTTCGATGCTGGTTTTAGACCTTGATACATTGTAAGTAACTTATCAGCAACTTTAGGATCAACCTTTGCTTTTTTACCATCAGCAAACTCAATAGGTTTCATGCCTCTAAGTGATACTGCTTTTCTTAATTGCATCATAATATTTTTGTCTGCCGCTTTTCTGTCATCGTCAGTGGCAGTGTTATCGATGTCTGCGGCGTCTTTACCTGTTCTTCGACCCATTGCTTTAAACGCATCACGCTTTGCACGATTTTCTTGCAACTCTTCATTCAAATCACCTAAAACATCAGCAATGAAATCTCTATCTCTCATTAGCATTCTTTTTGCGCCTGAGGATAACTTCATTGAATCCAACACTTTGGGAATCTTACTGATAATGTCATCTTCTTTTTTTCTATCGTATTTGACGCCCATCTTTTTCATTGCTCTTGCAACTGCCGATGCTGTGTCTTCACGCTCTGTTACTTAACTTC